CGGTAATTGTCTGGATCTTCATTGCCGGTGACTACGCATCCGCCGCGAAACTGGAAGTGACGTGGTGCGTGGAACCTGTAGATCAAGCTGATACCGAATACGTCCGCGCCGATCTTGTCGCCGCCCTTGCCGCCAGCCAGCCGCGCAAAACTGACACCAACGGAGGTTGATGATATGGAGAAGAACACCGACGCTCGTACCTTGATATGGTTCTCCACTGGCGCTGCAAGCTTTGTCGCTGCGAAACTGGTACTTAACGATAATCCATGCGCATTGCTCGTACGCTGTGAAACCGACAATGAAGATCCAGACAATTACCGTTTTGAAGCGGACGCAGCCAAAATGCTTGACCGAAATGTAACTATTCTTAAATCCGAGGAATATGAAAGCGTATTTGATGTTTGGCAAAAGCGCAGATACATCGCTGGCACCAAAGGAGCACCTTGCACGGGTGAAATGAAGGTCGCGCCACGCATTGCATTTCAGCTTCCGACAGACATTCACGTCTTTGGATATACCGCAGATAGCAAAGAGGTGGAGAGATTTGAACGCCTGAAAGAAAACTTCTTCGAGATGGAACTGCGCGCGCCGCTGATTGATGCAGGTATCACGAAACAAGGCGCACTAGCGTTGGTCGAGCATGCTGGGCTGCGCCTGCCTCGCTCATATGCAATGGGGTTTCCGAATGCGAACTGCCTTAAAACTGGCTGCGGAAAGGCAACCAGCCCGCGATATTGGGCGCTGTACCGCCACCACTTTCCTGCCGAGTTTGCGCGTACAGCCGCTTATTCGCGTGAGATAAACGCCAGGTTGACGCGGATAGACGGTGTTCGGATTTTTATTGATGAAATACCCCCAGATTACCCGATGACACGCCCCACAATTCCGGCATGTGACTTTTTATGCCAGACCGCAAAGTCCACGCCATGACCGCCGCCTGCTGCTACACCGACGCGAACGGATCGTCCTGCCATTGCCAGCGCCGCAAAGACGCCGAGGCCGCGCTTCGGATGATCGTCAGTCACGCCACAATGGGGCGAACAACTGGTGCAGGGCAAAGCGTCAATGATATCTGCGTCCAGATCACAGATGTTCGCAATCGTATAGTCCGGGAGACTAAAGCCGCAGCCATCCCCGCCGCGCCTGCACCTACGGTCAAGGTCAAGCCGCTGGTGTGGGTCAAGCACCCAACCAAAGACATTTGGCGCTGCGATACATCATCAGGTGTCTATAAAGTCTTTGGTATTGGCGCTAGCCCAAGCTGGGACTTTGATGGGTTCACCAGTGATGGCAAGCTTGTCCAAGTATCCCAACTCACTGCAACAGTCGAAGCCGCCAAAGCCGCCGCTCAGGCCGACTACGAGGGCCGCATCCTGTCAGCAATCGAGGTGACGCCATGACAGCGCCTGACCGGATCTGGGCACAAAAGCCTGACATTTTTGATAACTGCGCGCTGTGGCAGGATATACCGTCAGATCGACACGAAGACACCGAATACGTCCGCGCCGATCTTGTCGCCGCCATGATCCGTGACGCGGTGGAGGCAGATCTGGAAGCCTGCGCGAAGCTGGTGCTTTCTTTCGACACCAATCGGCCAGAAGACACCTATTACAACTTGGCTATTCTGCGTTCCGTAGCCGCGATCCGCGCCCGGAAAGGCGGCGAGTGATGGACTGGAAGGTCATGATCAGGAATTATCCATCCTAGATGCTGACAAACAGTCAACAGCCCAAGGCGTCCCATGTCTCGTTGTGCGCCACGATAGCGCGCAGGAGGCTCTGGTCGTTCCGGTTCAGCCAGTCGATTGTCGCGGGCGTGTCGAACATGAGCGGCGACACGACGAAACAGGCGTCACTCACCGGGACGACCGGACTCGCGCAGCCAGCGAGAAGCACGATTGGCAAGGCCCATGTCGTCCAGCGCATCGACTTCCTCCTTGGCCTGCTTGGCTTTCAGCGCGGCGTCCAGTCGGGCACGCTCGCGTTCTATGGACAGGGCAGTGATAGCGTGGTCAACCGCACCGGATCGCCAGCGCAGAAGGCCAAGCACGAACGCCACCGCCAGAGCGACGTAAAGTTTAAGGCGCAGGCTCATCGGTCGCCCTCGGCAAACTTGCGCAGCCGTTCGCGGAATATCCAGACGCCTGCAAGGATCACGACGGCCGCGAAGGCAAGCGCCGCGATCTGCGCCGCGCCGTCCAACGCACCCAGCGCCGCAAGGCCCGCGCCAGCGCCCGAGGCGATCTGGACAGCGGATGCCTGAACAGTGGTGGACTGCGCCGGGCTGGTGCGATCGACTGGCGGCTTGGCCTTGGTGATGAAGTCGCCTTCGGGATAGACCTTGCGGTCCAACTCGAAATGTGGACCGTCGCGGAAACTCGTCCAACGACCACCCCAGGCGATTGCAACGCCTTCGGCCTCGGCGGCCCGCTCGACGGCAGGCCCCAGCACATCGTATAGCGGCCAGTCAAAGGCGGCCTTGCCGTTCGGCCCGATGGGCACGAGATCGACGGCGTGCCCGGTGATGTGTCGGCTGTTCATGGTGCGGCTGGCGCCCGAGGCGACAAGCTGCTTTTGCCGTTCCTTGGTGCGCAGGCCCTCGATCACCGTGAAGTCCATCGGGCTGTCGAGCAGCGCGCGGTCAAGTACCCGGCGCAGGTCGGGGTGGATGCCGTTCAGGTTCTTGAGGCTGCGCGCGCTGTATTTCCGCATGGTCACTTCCTCATGTGCTGTTCGATGCTGTCCAGCTTGTCCAGCACCTTCTGGAAGCTGGTTTTCATCTCTTTGAACTCGCGGTCGTGGGCTTCCTTGTTGGCTGCGGTCGTAGCCTTGATGACCGCAATCTCGGTCGTATGGGTCTGCGTCTTGCCATGCAGCACCCACACGAAAGCCGCCACTGGCGCGATGATCCACTTCATCACGGCATCCAATAGTTCCATCACGCGTCCGTCCTTCTTTCGATTTCGTCCATGACGGCCAGCAGACAGCCGAAGGCGCCGCGTGCCTGTTCCACCATATCGCCGCGATTGCGCACACCGTCAATCCAAGCCTTCACGGCCTCGGGATCGCGGTATACCGTGTGCAGCGTGGGCAGGCTGCGCTTGGCCATCTTGGGGGCCATAACGCGCCCGCCAGAGCGGTGTGCGCCGTGCAGGACGTAGGCCGCGCCAGACACGTCAGCACCCGTCAGAGAGGCCGCAAAGGCCAGCGCGGCGGGGCTGGGATTGGCGCGGGGCAGCACAGAAAGATCGGCGCTCAGGACGGTATCGCGCGCCATGTGATCGGGCAGGGAGGCGTCGATCACGGAGTGCAGCGTGCGGAACGCGGCGAGCCAATCGGCCCACTCTTGCGCCGTCACTGCGCCGTTTGCCATGCGCTGCCCGACGGGGTGCTGCTCGCAGGAGTGGTGCACGTCTTTCGTGGCATCATACAACGACATCGTAGACCTCCTGCGTGCGGTTGACGTAGCTGACGGTGACATGCACCTCGTCGCCGGTCAATGACTTCACTTGCAGGATTTCCTGCGCGCCAAGGATGCCGTCTTCGATGGGGATGTCGGTGAAGCCGATGTTGGTCACGGGCAGGTCGGGCAAGAGCGTCACGACACGCTCACCGCGCAGGTCCACGATCCGCATGGCGATTTCGGCGGGCTGACCGTCAAGGGCCACGGCGGTTGCTCGGCTGACGACGAACGCGGTCGGCACGATACGTTGCGCAGTTCCGGGAATGGCCGGAACGATGTAATCCGGCACTTGCAGGATGTTGGCCCATTCGCCCGTGTTGGGTTGATCGGTGTTGGCCCGCGCGACCTGCTTGAGACTGACGGGCGGGCGCGGCGTGGTGATGAACAGGGTCGAGAAGGCCGACCCGCTCAGTTGCGCGGCAGGCGCGGTCAGCGTGAACGATGCCGTGACGGTCACGGACCCGACAGGCGTGTTGCTGGCGATGGGGCCTAGCGCGATGGGGCCGAGACCGAGCATCATTTTACTCCGGTTTCACGGGCCAAGTTACGTCAAAGGGGAAGCCGGGCTGGTCGGCTACTTCGCGCAGGGCCTGCCGATATGTCATCCACTCAGGAGGCACGGGAGTTCCCTGCTCAGAGTGGACGATGACAATCCAGTCGGATTCCTGCAACCGCGCGTTCCGCTCTGCTTTGACGGAATGCGCTTGATTTTCCGTTCGCGCAGCGATCTCGTCGGCTGAAGCGTCGGTGACAGCCCACACCTGCGCCCACACACCGTCGGTAAGGACGGGTGCGAGTTCGGTCAGGTCTTGCGTCACCGGGTCGTAGACGGGGCGTTCCGTCTCCGCAACCGTCACCACGCCGAACGCCTCAAGCGTATCGTCGGACGGAAAGCGCGGAAAGCTGGTGCCGGGGTTATCCCGGCGCAGGTCCGTGACCGAGTAGGGGTAGCGCAGGATGGCGCCGTCCTTGACCAGTGCGTACATGGCGCTCACTCCAGTTGCGCGCGGATCACGTCAAGCATGATCTGCGCCTTGCGCTGCTCCAGAATGCTGGACGCCAAGAGGCCGGAAAGGTTGGCCTTGAAGTCTTGCAACTCCGGGTCATCCCCGACATGCTCAATGGCGAGCCGGAAGTTGTCGATGTTGACCTGATACTCCGTCACCTCTTTGATGCGAGCATCAAGGGCGGCGGTCAGGATTTCGGTGCGGTATTCTGGGTTCATGGTAGTATCTCCGTGAAGGCAACGCTGTAACCTGAGTTTGGCGGAATCGTCCCCGGGTTTGCAAACTTGGTGCCAAAACCCGATCCGGACCACGTATAGGCCGCGATAGAAGGCGTGCCCTCGTGCGCAACAGCTATAGCGTCCCCAGACGGCGAGAACGCAACGCCTCGCCCCGTATGGGTGGGCGTCGTTCCGGGGTCTGCAAACTTGGTGCCAAAACCAGAAGACGACCACTGATGCGCGAATATGAACGGAGAA